TCCTCCATCATCGTGATTTTCTCGTCCAATGATGCACTCAGCGTGAAGTTCGCTAAAAAGGTCGAGGACTTTGAATGGATCAAGTTCTCCGCATTGACTGTAAGTGAAGAGGCCATAGCGTCGTTTAAAGCGGAAGGACATGGGAGTATGAGTTTGTAATATTATACTCATACTCATCATCCTCCCGGCCGGCCACCCTCTGCCTATTTATACCCCTCCCTCCCCCCCTTTCCCTCTGACTCATTCATCCCTTCATCATGCCACTTCATTCTGCACTAATCCCCTTACGACCATGCCGTACTCCCGTTACTCTCGTAGCCGTCGGGCCCCCCGCCGTCGACCCTCAGGTCGCCGCGTATCTCGTCGTGTCCGTCAGCGGCCCAGGCGCCGCACCTCCTACAACAGAGGACTTACCCGAAGAGCCATTTTAAACATCACATCTACGAAGAAGCAAGATAACATGTTATCGACTAATCCAGCTGGTCTTCCAGGTGGATACAGTGGTGGTTCTGCCACCTTTCTCTTTTGTCCTTCTTACCGCTTCCGCGAGGAAGACATTGCTGGAGAGACCGAAGACGCCAACGCGTCGCGTACCGCCGAGTCCACGTATGTTCGTGGAATCAGAGAGAAGATTTACGTAACAACTGCTGGTGGATCCCCTGTTAGGTGGCGTCGAATCATCTTTTCAACTAAGAATCGCGCTACCGGTATCACCGGAGGTACTTACCAAGCCACCCTCCCCGGCGACATTAGAGTTCGACCTATGCAAGTCCAGACTGGCGCTAGTCTCATAGCGCTGTCTAACCTCTGCATGACTGGTGAATTGGGCACCGATTACCTGGCCCTTATCAACGGCAAGCCCGACCCCAACAAGGTCAAGGTTCACAGAGATAACACCTACACTCTCAACCCTGGTAACGCTACTGGCTACGCTAAGGAGCACACCTTTTGGACGTCCATCAATAGCACCCTCATCTATGCCGACCATGAAACCGGTAATGACGAAGTCAGTAATCCTTGGTGTCAGGAAGGTCGTGCAGGCATGGGCAATATCTTCATCATTGATATTTTCGATGTTGCGATTACTACCAATCCCGCTTCAACTGTCAATTTCGTTCCTCAGACTACTTATTACTGGCATGAAAAATAAACAGTGCTATTAGCACAGTATTCGCACTGTACACACATTGTCAATTAACTGTTAGAAAGGGGGGGTCTTGGCCCATCCCGACCCGAAGCGTAGTGCTCCTGGGGAGGGGCCCCCCGAAGGGAGGGAGGGGTTGGCCCCCACGAGCGGAGGAAGCAGGGTGGGTTAGTACCCCACCAACCCTCCCCGGCGGAGCCGATATGGAATTTTAATATAGCCTCTCATTAATAAAAACAAATACGCAATTCTCATCTAGCCAATCAGCGTCTGCCCCCTTATCAGCCCTAGGGTCAGAGTTACTGCAGTAGATCGCAGGCTTGCCCCACGTGATCAACTTCTTCCCTCTGTACTTGTCTGTCGCGTAGAACTCTTGCTGGTGACCTAACCAAAACTTGTACGCGTGAAAGAATTCAAGACCCCCCTGCATATCGTCGAAGACCGCGTAGTCGACGTCAGGGCTGAACTCATCCAAACAAAATAAACCCCCAAAATACACGTGACTTCCCAATGACCTAGCCCAAATTGTTTTCCCCATTCGTGACGGCCCAATCAGGATCAAAGACTTGCCGCGTCGTCCAGGCTGATGTCCTTCCAAATTCTCTCGTACCCACTGATCAAGCTCAGGAAATCCCCCCGTGTCGAAAGTGTATCCATCTGGGTGACGGTAGGGCTCAGGATCGATTCGATATTTCCAGTCGGCGTACTTGGTGATTGATGGAAAAGAACAAGCGAGATGTCGAGGAGCCAGTTCTCCACATAATCGGAAAAACTCATCTCTAGACTCAGCCAAGATGATTTGGTTCCAGACATCGCCAGTCGAAGAAAGTCCGCCTCCACTTGGTCGCTCAAGTCCCCCAGCGACAACATCTCCGTCTTTCGTTGCATAATCCCACATCTTCTCCGGTGTCTTCTTGCCAGGGAGCACATTCGGATGACATCCTTCCACATCAAACTGACGTGCATTTCGAGTGCTGTATTCCCGACCGAAGTCCACAAAAGCGTGTAGATGTATTCCTCCATCATCGTGATTTTCTCGTCCAATGATGCACTCAGCGTGAAGTTCGCTAAAAAGGTCGAGGACTTTGAATGGATCAAGTTCTCCGCATTGACTGTAAGTGAAGAGGCCATAGCGT